ATGGATATCCTCCCGCAGCCGGTTCTTAAAATTCTCCATTGCGGTATCATCCACCTGCTTCAGCAGCCACTGGACATCTCCTCCATCATCCAGAATGATCGCACCCTTTTCCTTCATGTCCCGAACATCATCACTGCTCACATCTCCCAGCTTCAGAATCTTTAAAATAGCATCATCGTTGTACTGGAAGTAATTCGCCGTATTGCTCTGGGCCTTATTGTAGGCATCAATCTCCGTGATAACGCCCTCAAAATCTCCCCGGCGCTCCTCATTATTGATGTACTCCACAAAGGGGACATCCTGCCAGTAATGATCTTCAATCGCCTCCAGGTTCAAGTACCCGTTATTGAATGACCGGAACCGGAGAACCTGGTACGCATTCCAGAACTCCACCTTCAAGATCACATTCTTATCTTTATCGACAGACCGGACGCTCCTGATCGCCGCCATAGGCTGGGCATGGCCGCTGTCACTCTCATAAATCATAATCAGATCAGACGGTGCCACCTTTGCAAAACGGATCTGCGCGTCCTCATCAAGATATAGCATTTCAAAGCAGCTCCCACAGATGCTGCACTGTTTAGCCAGCTCCATGTTATGATCCTGCTCATCGTTATAATCAAAAATATCCTGCACCGTCTGCAGATAAGCATCATCCTGGGAGTTATAGACAACCGGCTGCCCAACAAAATAACTGGTTGCCGTATCCGTGATGTACTTCGCCATGTTATTAACCAGACGGTTGTTCGGTGCTGTACTGTCTTTCTTGGTCTCTGAAAGAATTCGGTGCTGCCCCACGTAGTAATCAGTCAACATCCCATATTTCAGATCCATCAGGTTTTCATCTATGATCTCCCGAATATCTTTTTCTGTCAGGCTTTCTGCAGAAGCCCTGTCCATATAAATAACCGGCATAATATACCGCCTCCTTTACAATCCAGCCGCTCTCCTGTCCATGATCCGGAACCGCTTGCTTTTCTTGGCGATTGTCCGGCAGCCTTCCAGGGCATCCGGGCCATCATCGTGAGCGCCCATCGGAAAGTGGAACATCTGTTCCAGGAGCCGTTTATGCTTTTTGTTGAATTTGATATAGTGGTTCTTTACATCTGGCTGCATGGTCTGAATTCTCATGGTCTTATCGCTGGTCTGCGGTACTTCCTCAATCGGGAGATACAGACCGGCCCTGGCGGATGCCTTGGCCAGTTCCTCTTTTAAAAACCACTGGAACTGTACAGTCTCGGCACCGAACTTTTTATAGCCCCGTCCAAAATCGCGCTTCAGCCAGCGTTCTTTCTCCAGGATATCCGTGATGATACGATCCGGGTGCCTCCGTTCAATATCCGCATCCAGTACATACATGTAACCAGTAACCTTGCTTTTCGCAAGTGTGATGATCGCAGAAAAGTCGCTTTTCTTGGTTTTTCCAAGGGAAGGATCGACAAAGCCAAAGAACTGAAAATCCTTGTCCTTGAAGTCCATTTCTGCTTCGTTGTAGTAGTCGAACCATTCCTCGTTGAAAACACAGTCTTCCGGGTTGATCGGTTCATTCTGTTCCTCAGAGTTAAAGGAGGCCTCACCCTCTGTCACCTTCATGACCATCAGGTCATAGTAAGAAAGCTTTTCCTCCCAGAGAACTTCTGTCCCGGCCAGCATCTTTTCCCGGTGTGCCTCAAAGAACTTTCGCGCATTTTCCTCATGGTCTTCATCAGACAGGTCAGTGAAGATATTTTCCCACTCCTGCCATAGGTCTGCCTCCGGCGAAAATGATATAACTGCCCGGTACTTAATCGCCTTGTATCCAGGGTTTTTAAGAGTATTTGCTAATAAGCTGTCATAATGGAGCAGGGTTCCGATGTAGACAATATCTGTATAATCATCACCGGCCTTAGAAACCGCTTTTTTAAACCAGCTATCCAACTTTGCTCTTTGCTCCGGTGTCCGGACATTTTCATCATTCTCAATATCATCCAGGATCAGCAGATCCGGTCTCCAGTTCCGGTGCTTCCTGCCTCGGATCTTCTTGCCGGAGCCAATCGCCTCCACCTTGATATTGGTGCTGGTCACCAGAACATTGCTCCTCCAGACTTTTCCGGTCAGATCTCCAAAATCTTCCCGGATCGCTTCGTTTTCTTCAAACTCCACACGGATGTTATCCAGGAAGCCCTCCGCCTGATCCGAACTATCTGAGATAATGATCGGATAATGCTTATACCCATATACAACGGCGTGGATCGTTCCTTTAAACGTCAGGCTGGTAGACTTGGCATGTCCACGAGGAGCTGCCACTACACGCTTGCAGCCATTCATCCGGCTGATCTGCTTGACCAGCCCCGATGTGCTTGGTGTAAGCCCCTTTAAGACTCCATCCTGCCAGATGGCATCCAGTTCCCGGTGAAATTCCGGAGACGGTCTGGAAAAATAATGCGGAAAGTAGGCCCTTCCGAAGAATTCCATATCAACAGCACCAAGGCGCTGCCGGATTCCGCCTTTTCCAGTCAGAGCTGCGCCCGCTTCATAATCTTTCCTGATCCGGACACGCTCTGGTGAATCATCCCTGTTTAAAAATGTTTTTAAAAGACCAGAAAGATCGTTTAAAGCATTCTCCTGTTCTTCGTAGTAACTTTTGCTTTCCGCTTCCGCCATCGCGCTGATCAGCGCCTTCAGACTTGCGTCTTTTCCTCTCCGCATGACATTTCACCTCCGTCCCGCATCTTTCCCTGTTCAAATTCGCCCCATACGGCTCATTTTGCCTTTATGTGGTAATTTCCCCGACCACAGACCTTTAAACGGTTTTAAACGGCTTCCTAACGCTTTTAAAAGGGGAATAACAGGCAAAGAGAAAAGGAACCGGACAGAGGAAGCCAAAAGGCCGGGCTTCGCCACCCGACCAGCGTCCTTTTCTGCTCAGTTCCTTTTCTTTATGCCTGCGTCCCGAACACAGCCGGGACGAATCAACCGGTCATGTTTTAAGTCGCGTCTTGTAATAATGGCTGTGCCGCATCCTGTGAAGCATCGCTTCCAGCTTCCTGCAGTTCTCCGCCACCTTCCACTTCGATCCCAAGCTGCACCTGTCTGGCTTCGCCGCAGATCGTAATTTCAAAAGTTGCCTTCCGGCTTCTTTTATCCCACTTTAAAACTCTGTTTTCTAACTGTTTTAAAACTCCACTGATGACAGTGATACCACCGCTTCCGTCTTCCCTTACCAGAGTCGGTTCCAGCGGCTCTCCATTGCCGGAAAGAATTCTGATCCATTCAGCTTCCAGATAGGACAGTGTCGATGGTGCCTTACTGTCCCCCAGGAACCGGATCACTCCCGGAACCTCTTTTACCCGGTAATAGTTTCTGGCCGTGAAATCCATGTCCAGGAACACATATCCTGGGAACAGAATATATTCCTTTTTTGTCCATGCCCCACCAGACCGGATGGGACGGTTCTCAATGGGAACCTCGGCTCGGATTGCCTGGTTTTTCAGCCTCCTTGCAATTCCGCTTTCTTCTCCAGTTTTAACCTGAATCACATACCACACAGCCTATCCCTCCATTCCTTCGCTTTTTTTCTTATTGAGGTAAGCGCTGACCTGACGGTACAGTTCCGGATTATCCTTTGCCATGGTCTCAAATACCATGCTCTGAACAGCTTCCAGTCCCGCCTCATAGTTTTCTTTGTTCTGTACTTCGATCCGCTTCTTATATGCAGCAGCGCGGATCAAACCGTTGGTTTCCTTAATGAGCTTCTCGATAGGAACTTCTTTCATCTGTTCCTCATCTACATTGGTCAGGGCATTTAAAACGTGGTGACTTGCCAGCCGGATCAGGGCTTCCGAAGTAT